GCAGGAGAGGACTGTGTGTCCTCGGGTGTCCCGCAGCTTGTGACCGAGGAACCGCAGGCATTCAAGGCCGTTGGTCGTGTCCCCTGCCACGATAATGTTCTTCTCAAGTCTGCTGTAGTCGATACTCTTCTGCGGAAAGTCCGCGTGTAGGTCCGACATAAGAGTGAATTTAATCGCTGTCATCGTCGTCGATCCTTTCGTAACTGACCAAGTGGTCGCCTTCGGTCCAAGCGATGTCACCGGCCTCTCTTTCCGAAAGGACCTCGTAAACCTTGCTTGTTCCGTTAGTGTATTTGAATAGGTACTTTAGTGAGTCTCTGCCCAAGTCCTTCCTATCTTTGCGTCGCCATCAATTTGAATATTGTACTTGAAGACCTCGCCAGCCCGAGGGAAACAAGGGAGCGCAGCGTCAACAAACGCGCTTGCAACTCCTCGTCGTACTCGGTACTGCCACTCGTCGTGGATGTCGGCAACCTTGAACACGTCTTTGGTCCATCCATTTCGGCGTACCTCCTCGTCTACGAAGATCATGGCCTGCTTCATGAGCCGGCTCTCGTCGCCCTGTAGCTTGTAAGGGATGACCATGTGGGGGGAGGGGACGATGATGGGGGTATCGTCGCACAGTCGAATACGACCTGTCTGCTGCAGCTCTCGCTGGAGTCGCTTGGCCGTCTCGTTGAAGCCGGGGATGTTGTCGATGATGCCCTTACGCAGAGCCTCACCTTCCTTGGCCGACAACTTGGTGCCGAACTGTGCTTGGTCAGCTGCGATAAGGGCACCGCCGCCACCCATCATGATCGTGTAGTAGGCTTTCTTGGCCGCCGCCTTGTGCGCCAGACCGAGGGTCTCGATATTTCGCTTATGAATATCGCCGAAGAGACTAAGCTGCTTGAAATCTGCGACCGCTTCCTCGCCGACAGTCTGGATGAGAGAATGGATGAGGCAGCGATTTTGAATGCCAGTGCCATCAATGCCGACGAGCACAAAGTCTTCATCTTCTCCAGCCCACCAGACGTCTCGTGACTCATACGACCACGCGCCGTCTTCACCATATCGGATATGCTCATTGCCCTCGTCATCCTTCTTTAGACGTACAGCCGGTATATTAGCTGAGTTAGGCGAACTGTGTTTATAGCGAAGTGTGCTTGCAATGAACAAGCTACCGTGCACAGCTTTTGTTTCAGGGTTGTACGCTTCGAGCCATGTTCGGACCATGTTGGCTCGTGAGTTAGCCACGATCCACTTAGCAAGGGCCCTAACCTCTGCCTGTCCGGATGACTCGGCGAACGCGAGTAGTGAGTCTTCATCGACCTTGGGATTACCTTTCTTGGTGAGGTTTACAGGTGTCCACCCGAGTTCAAGAAGCTTTGCAATTCTTTGAGTTGGGCTTCCAAGGTTAAACTCAACGTAGTCATACGCATCGTAGGTTCCGTCATCATGCTCCACGAGCTTGGGAAATTGCTCTGAGTGTCTTTCAAATTGTTTAGAGTAATTTCCATTTTTGAGACGTGCCTGTTTATAGCTTCCGACAACATCCAGTCGCGGGGGCCAGAGGGTGTAAATCTCACGCTTTAACTCCTCTTCTCGTTGCCGCAGCTCGGCGTACAACTCTTCGGCGGCTTGCTTGTTGAGCGGGAAGCCGTTTTGCTTCTGCTTGTTCTGGATGATGTTCCATGCAAGGTGCTCAATTCGGCATCCGAGTTCAGTGAAACCGAGACGTACGAGGCGCTCCGTAAGCCGTATATATACGAGGCCGGTAAGTCGGGTATCGCGCTTACAATACTTGAGCATTTCCGGGGAGAAGCGATGAAACTCATCGAACTTTCCTTTCGGGTAGCGTACACGTTCGCCCCAAATCGCTAGGGAGTGGCCTCCGGTGAAGTTGGGGTTGTACATTTGGCTGAGGACGAAGATATCAACAATGCGCGACGCAGGGATTCTAGCTCCCCAAAAACGGTTGAGCATGGGGGCGTCATAAGATATAAAATTGTGCCCCACAAATACTGCGGAGGGATTTTCAGATCGCCATACGTTAAAGGTTTCTGCATCAGTGAACTCCCGCTCTTCCTTGGTTACTAGGTTGAGGACGGTGGCGCACCAGATGACGGTGGCCTTGTCCTTTAGTTCGTCGGCCTCAATGTCACAGGCCCAGTGCTGTGCGGTTGGTGTCAGATACATATGGCGGGTATTCTCCGTTCTCTTTATAGTACTCTTTAGCGCTGAACCAGCAGTTGAAAGAACACACGTCCCAAGCCCAAGGGTCGGGACCGTATATCTGCCATCCCTCTCCATCTAAATACTCGATATCGCCAACGCTAGCGTCAGAAGTCAAAATCTGTGTCATTTAGGGATTTTCCTTCTTCGTATTTAGCAATAGCGGCATCATCGAGTTCAACAAGGCGGCCCGTGAACTCGTCATAGAAGAGGAGGCAAGCCGGGCCCGTTCGACCGCAGAACCTGTTCTTTTCGACGATGATGCTGGTGACGTTCCGACGGAAGGGGTCGGGGTCTTTCTTGTCCCGGTGTAGCGAGATATGAATGTTGGCAACTTTCTCAGGACCAGCGGAGCCTCTCGCCTCGCCGCTACGGTTCGTATGAATGACGCAGACCACTGCGATGTTAAGTTCCATCGTGAGTGTTTTAAGCTTTGTGCTGATTTCGTCAAGCTGCTTCCTTTCGTCCCCGCGCTGGTCCGACACGATGATAGATAAGTGGTCGATGAAGATGTACTTACACCCCATCACCACCATGTGGCGAACCTTGTTGAGGATTTCGTCGATTTCGTTGGAGCCGAAGTGATCGTAGAAGATGGCCCGCTCGTTATCGAGAACGACCTTGAAGGCCGACTCAATCTCGTCCTGTGGGCGATCCGTGTCGGGAAGATGGTACGGTTTACTCTTCTCGATGGATAGGAGCTTTAGCGCCGTGTCGTGGTTCGGCTCCTCAAGGTGGAGGAAGCCGACGCCGAAGCCGCGTTCGATGACCTCAGGCATGGTCAGGATGCTGTGCTCGACCTCGCTAAGGATGGAAGTCTTACCAACACCCGTGTCTGCCATGAGCAAGACGAGCTCCGACAAACGAATGCCGTAGGTCTTCTTGTTCATGCCGTCCCACGGCCAAGGAATGGCGAAGTGATCAGGACGGTTGACAATCTCGTCAAGCATCCCTGAGCCAACCTTTAGCCCATCCGGACGGTACGGGGGCGCCTTCCACCACTCAGCGACGAAGATTTTCCGGTCAACGTCATTCTGGAGGTAGTCGCTGGGGTCTTTCCCGTGCTGGAGAGTAAGGATGCGGCACTTGCCGGGGGCGAAGAGGTCAGCCACTTTGAGCGCGGCCTCTTGTCCGGGGAAGAACGTGGAGCCGTCCGGCTTAGTCTTTGCTTCATCAGTGTCCAGACAGATGACAATCTGCTTAAAGCTGTTGAGATACTCGAATTGGGCGCGGCATTCAGGTGCAGCGCTATCTGCTGACTGGACGGCCACGACAGGGTAGCGTCGTCCCAAGAGCTTCCACGCGGAAGGGGCATCAATGGCTCCCTCGACGATAGTGATTTGTTCAGCGCATCCAGCGGGGAATAGGTGCTGTCCAAAGAGTTCGACTCCTTCGTTGTCGCCTTCCCAATAGAAGCCTTTCTTGCCGTCCTTATCCGGGCGCAAGCGCACCTGATTGGCGGAGTGAAGACCGTCTCTGTAGTAGGGATAGCGGTGGCCGACCTTCGAGTCCTTGTCCATGACAATGTCGATGCCGTATTTCTTGATATCCTCTTCGTCCAGTCCTCGACGGGGGATAGCCCGGAAGACGCTAGTGAGAGGAGTGAGGGGTTTCTTAGGCTTGGGGGTAGAGGGTTGCTGAGGTTCGCTCAATCCATGTTCTCCTTGGGTGTGCTCCGAACAGACGAAGCAGTAGGTGTGACCATCGTCATAGACGCTAAGGCCGTCCGAGCTACCGCAGGCGGGGCACGGGGCATGGTGTGTGAAATTACTTTTTACCTTGTTCATCAGGCAATGCCATAAGGACGAGTGCTCCTAATAGGGTGAGTATTATCTGGCCGGGGGTCACTCTTTGTTGATCGCCTCCTTGACGACATCTGCGTACTTGTTCCAGAATGACCAGTCCCATTTTTCATTGGACTCGATAATGTGCTCAATCATTTCCTTGGTGAGCTCTTCGACAGACCACTGGTTCTCAAGGCCGTAGCAGCTACAGTGGCTGCCCTTGACGTAGCCGAACGTGCCGTCCTCATTTCGCCATAGAACGTTGGCGTCACCCTCGTAACCTTCAAAGCTGTACTCAGCGATAATCAGGTCGGCGGGCTCGGGATACTCGAGCTTGGTGTGATAATTGGGGCCGAACTCTTCGCAAACATCGTCCCAGCTACTAAAGTTACCTACATACTTATCCATATAATATCTCCTTAAAGGGGACATCCCCCCAAACCCCCCTTTCGGAGGGCTGCAACCTCTTTACCGAGGCTGTGTCCCACAGAGCCCGTCGCTGGGCCCTATATTAGTATTATAACAGGTTCCGGGGGGACTGTCAAGCAAAATCGTACTTAGCAAGATTGATCGCAAGGCTGCCACCCGCACGATTTACAAGCAACCGGCGAATAGGCGCAACCCTCTTCGGTGCAATAACCGTCCTTGTCAATCTCGCACTCACATTCCTTGCATTTGCCCGCCGTATCTTCTGGGAATGCCCCATACGGATCACAGCAGCTCATCCCCCGAACCCTTCTGAGTTGTACGGCTTGCTCTCGCTACCGAGCTTGGCCTCAAGCGTCCGGATACGACCGAGAATGGCCTCCTTATTGCTCTTGGGAATGGACTCCTTGAGCTCTTTCTTGAGCTCTTCCTTGAGGGCTTCAAGGGCCCCGAGGGTAATCTCCTCGCGAAGGCTGCCCCCGAAGGTCACGGCTGTTTCATTCTTACTCATGGCGTATCTCTCCAATGCTTTGTTGCGGCGGGCTATGTCAAGCACTCTTGACACGCTCCTGTTTGGCCAGAAAGTGCTGCTGTGGCGTCATTCCGTAATCCGGGTGGTTACGCCCCACATTGGCGAGGATACGCACTGGGCGCACCCCTGCGGCGCTCCGTTGCCACTCCCGGCGCTCGGCCATGCGGGCACGGTGTTCGATACGGCGTAGTTGCTTGGCGGTAAACATTAGGAAAACTCCTCAGCAAAGGCGAGAACAGCCACGAATGGCACGATAATGATTGCAAGCGTAATAAATTCCATAGTATCAATACTCCTCGTCGAGATAGTGTTTGTTTTGGGGCCAGCTTTCGTGCAACGTCAGCGGAATGTACGCCGCGTCGTCGTCCAGCTCGGTGTAGATGTCTTCGTCGTATCCGTTGACAAGCTCTTGGATGGCCAAGAGGCACGTCTCACACGGCTCATAGGCGTCATACTCAGCGTTGAACTGAGGTTCGTCGATTACTCGGTCGCAAATGTAACAGCGCATTTATTCGCCGACCTCTGCCTGAGTCCCGATGATCTGCATGACCTCGACCCGCTCCCCGCTCTTGAGTCGGATGAACTTGGTCGTGGGTGCCGTGGCGCTGACGAAAGAGCCCTGCAGATACACCTTGTGGGCCTTGGGCCCGATGGTGATCGGCAGAAGCTGGCGGTAGTTAACGCGATAGTTGGTCTTGTAGCTCATTTCACTTACTCCTGTTCCAGATTTTGAGGGCTTTGCTAAATGTAGAGTCCCGCTCTTTAGCCAGTTGCTCTCTTGCGGCTTGTTTGGCTCGCACTTCGTCGGCACTGTCGCGTTCAGCCATAGACTCCAACGTCTCCGCCACTTCTTTCATGGCCTCGTGGACATCAGGGTCCTTGGAATAAACAACGTCCTCATATACGATACGGAATTTATCAGCGTAAATCTCGATGTAACCTGCCCCGTAGACTCCTGCAATTCGCTTGGCGGTAAAGGGGCCAATGGTTTGACTTCCTTTGAACTTTAGAAAGTCTTCAACTAGCTTCCTGTTTTTGTAGCTGATGATGTCCCGGACCATGGCCATTACCAGACACTCAAACTGGGTGCGAATTCAGCCAGAAACGCCTTGACCTTGGCGATCTGATCCGACGAGCCTTTGACACTGATGATAGATTTAACTCCGTGCGGGTCTTCCACTACAGTCGGGGCAGCGGGAGTGAACGGAACGCTGCCGGCCTGCCACGCGGGCTGGACCGTCACTACTGGAACGACCTCCTCCTTCTTCTCGAACAGGCGGAAGAAGGCTCCGTAAATCTCCGCAGTCTTGGGCGTGATGGTCGGCGCCGAGTTCATCTCAAGGACGTAGGCCTTCCAGTTCCAATCACCCTCTACTACGATGTCAAAGGCCCCGAAAGTCATTTCCGGGAACTCATTGAAGGCGGCGCGAGCCACTTGGCTGGCCTCGGTCGGAAGCACGACATCATTGCCATTGACGGTCCAAACGAAGTTGGTGCCCTCTCCTGCCCACACGCTGGGGTTTTCGAGGGCGGCCATGTTCGGCACGAACTTCTGTTGTACGCCGATGACACGGACTGAGCCGTCCGGCCAACGCCCCATGTGGACCCGGTACTCCTTGTTCTTTGCGACGCCTTCCACATAAAGCTTGGCGTCCACCAGTTCATTGATGTTCTGCGCCACGACGATACCCTCGCCGTCCTTGCCCTCGACCGTGGTGCGGCAGAAGACCGGGAACTTCATAAACTCAGCTGCTGCCCTTGACGTGGTGAAGCGGGGTGTCAAGTCCTTTCCCTTGAGGCGCTCGAAGAACTTGATCTTGTTCGTGACGTCCTTGGTGCCATAGTTCAAGGCCTGCGGGAACGGGCAGTCACTCGCCCCCCAGTTGATGATGACGTCGGAGTCCTTGGGCGTATAGGTGCTATTCTGGCGAAGGATGCGCTTGCCGCCGAGTTCTTCGGCAATGGCTTTGGCACCAGCGGAACCTTGGGTATAGGGGAAAATCATGAAAGTCATTGTAATTACTCCTCGATATTAAAAAAGAAGGGATCGTTAAGATCGTTAAGGCTACTGTTAAACACGGTGTTGTATTCGAGTTGCGCCTGTTGTATAGTCTGCATCAGCGAAATCTGCATCCCGGACTGGGGCGCGGGCATGGTCGGCATGGACGGCGGAAGGTCGGGTTCTGCTTCATCATACTCGGGCTCGAATTCTTCAAAGTCATAACTAATTGACGGCGTGGGGGCCGCAGCGCCGGGGCCGTTAAGAGAGCCGAGGATCGAGGCGGGCGAACGACCAAAGGGATCGGGCTCCAGCTCAATCTGCTCGAACTTGGACCAGTCCCGACAGTAGCACAGTCGCTGTGCCAGACGAATGCCCTCGTAGATCGAGTTACGGATGAACGTATCGCCCAGCCCCAGCTCCTTGCGAAGGAAGTCCGCCTTGTCCCCGAGAACCGTCTCGAAGAACGTGATGGGTCCGCCCGCCGAGAACATCTGGCAGACGTCGCGCGGGTCCTTGAAGCTACGGGCGAATTCGTAGATGCGCTGCAGGATTTGCGACCAAGCCAGAACCGTGGCGTAGTCGGGGGTGCCCCTCATGGTACGAATTTCAATCGAGCCGAACTTGTTCAGCGCCTGCGGATTGAACGCCGCGTAGTGCAATGCCTCCGAGAAGCGCATGTCACCGTTGTCGACGATGAACGACTCGATAGCCGTGATGATGCCCGGTGCGTCCTTGGCCCGTAGACAGAACAGATTGCCGACACGGTGGTCGCCGCACCATTCCGTGAGGATTTCCTCAAGGGCGAAGTACGTGGCCGCGAAGGACGTGAACTCATTTAGGAACATCTTCTGGCAGTTCATGTGGACGTGGACGCTGGTCCGGTTGGACTCGTCGATGATGGCGCCGTTGTCCTCAAGCGCGCCCCACAGACGCTGCAGCTCACCCTCGACCCTGTTGAACGGCACAGGGCCGTCCATCACGTACTCGGCGTTCTCCTCGCCGCGAAGCGAATGGTCGACGTGATACCGCCAGCCCTTGACGACGATGTTGCCCTCGTCCTCTGCATGGAGCAGCCGCTTGCCCTCCATTTCGATTTCGATGCCGATGTCACCCTTGACCTCTTTGTGCCGAAGGATCAACCCAATGGGGATGCCCTTGTGGCTGGCGGCCTCTCGGCGGAAAATCTCAGTATTGCTCACAGTAATTCTCCAGTTGTTGTCAGTTAGTTACAGCGGTCACATTGCCAAAGACGCCGAGGTCTTCGACGGCTTCCTTAGTCCAGCTCCAGTCCCGTCCAAGCACCACGTTGCCAAGATCAGCGGCGGGTAACGTACCGATGATGTCTTGTTTGTAGGCCAAGAACAGGGTGCCGAGAGGACCACGAACAAGGGCGAACTCACGGCTAAATGCCGCCGCCTCATTCGTAACATCGCGGTCAAGCAGCGACTCCAGACACAAGTCAATGTCCGGATACTCTCCCTTCACGCAGTTGCGGAACCACTGGGACCACAGATCGACGTTACGGGGCCCGCTGTAGCCGCTGTTAGGCACATTGCGGGGGCTGGCCGTTACTGCCGTCTCGACGACCATGCTGGAAATCATGCCCTGTTCCATCTTGCGATTAGGGATGCGTTCCAGATAGTAGACGCGACCGCCGAAGTTGCACATACCCATCTTGAAAGGCCGGAACTTATTGAATTTAGGCGAGTTAATGCGCTTGCGCACCAACGTGACACCTTCGTTCGCCGGACCTCCCTCGTCCATCCACTTGTCGAGCGCAAGACCCAAAGCCGCATCTGCTCGATTGTAGTTGTCCATGATGGGAATGTAATTGCCGTTAGCGCTGGGTGTCATATAGACGCGGAAGATGCCATCGTCACGGTGGTTGGTTATGGCCTGAATATAGTATGGCTCACCGTCATATACGACGAACGTGCTGTGAAGCCGCCGCAGCGCCTCATCCAAGTTCTCGTAAAAGTTGGGGTATTCCATGCTAGAAGTTCTCCTTGGTTACGCTGCCAGCAGGCCGAGGGGCGCAAGGATGCCCGACACAATCGACGAGTCGAGCTGGCCACTGTTGATCGAAGCGACGAGCTTGTCCGAGAAGGACTTGTCGATCTTGGTCGGCAGGAAGTTCGAACGCATCTTGTCGATGCCGTTCATCATGCGGTTCCAGACCTGCAGACGGTTGGCTTCGTCCATCACCCAGAAGTTACTGAGCACACGGTACTCGACGCCGTGGGGCTTGTAGCGACAGGCGCCAGCCTTACCATACAGCGAGCGGCGGGTGTTGTCCTTGTCCATCTGCACCGACCACGCACCGAGATACCAGTCGAGCTGCTTGACGAGGTCCTGACAGGCGAGGATGTGCTGCAACGAGCTCATGTCTGCCTTGTCCGTCCAGCCGATGTGCAGGTGCCCCGACGCCGTACGAAGGTACGGGTCGTTCACCAGATGCGGCGGGGGATTGACGCGGCCAGTCCATGCATCGAAGTCCGGCATACAGCCGAGCTCGACAGCCTTCGGCGGCAACGCCTTGAACACAGCCTCGTCGTAGCGTACAGCCGACACGGCCCGCAGTTCGGCGTCATTCGGAAGAAGCTTGCGAAGTTCATCCAGCACAGTCGCGATGTTGTCGTTGAATTCCTCGAACGACGACGCCGGATCGGTGTTGAACTCAGCCGCAGTACCATCCACTTGGACAGCACCGCCCTTGACCTTGAAGGGCTCTTCCTTAGTGCCCGGCAAAAGATCGTGCGCCGAAACCAGATTGCCGTTACGGAACACAAAAAGCTCCGGATCGCAGCCGAAGGTGAAACCCTTCTTAGCGATGCGGGCGGCGCTGCTTGTTTTGATCATAACCATAACTTACTACTCCTCGATTAATAAAGCGAATTGAAGACTTTAGACGTGATATAGATGCGGGTTGCATCCGACACCGAACAGTCCGGGCATAGAATGTGCGACTCCTTCTCGAAGACCGTGGTTCCCGTGTCCTCGTACTTGATCGGCTGCTTGCACCACGAACACCCACCGCGAGAGTAGGTGTCGAAGTCCGGCTTAGATACGAACCCTGCGTAGGGGCTGTCCGGGCTGCCGTCGATGTTCAGGCAGTCCATATGGACACGGTTAGTTCCACGGGAGCTCGTCGTCGTAGAATTCGTCCCACCGGTATTGTGGAATCCCATTGTGCCATTCCACTCCCGATCCCACCCGTCGACGTCCCTCCCAAAAGGGTCGCCCTTCACTTCAATCATCGGAGCCCTCCCCTTCATGTTCTTGAAGATTTCGGGTACGAACGGGCCGTCAGTTGAGGCGGCGAGCTTTTCCAGATCGTAGCTGTGGAGCTCGTTATCCGGCAACGGGAAGAAGCAGGCGTCGTCCTTGTCCGTGTAGTACTCGTACTTCGGAGTGGCTACTCGGGTGGCGTAGTCGATCATTTCCCATTCCGACGCCCACATGATCAAGTCACCATCCTTGCTGTTGCCGATGTACAGCGGGCGATGCTTGTTCTTGAGGAAGTTGAGCGTATGCGCCTTGCCATCGTACCACACCAGCGCCCAAGCACCAGTTGAAGAGTTGGCACCCTCCTCCATCAGCTTGAGCGTTTCCTCGATGCCGAGGTCGGCAATAGCCGCGAAGATGGCATTCGAGTCCGTGCCGAACTTCTCGCCTACCGCACCTTCCAGCCGCTGCCACGAAGCAGAGTCGAGGGTGCCGTTGTGGGCGCCGACGATGTGCTTGTACTCGTACGGATGCGCGTTAGCCGCATTCACAGCCCCACGCGTCGCAGCACGGTTATGGCCAATAAACGCATGGCTCGTCGCGCCCGTAAGGGCCGACCGGAATTTGACAGAGTCAAAAAGATCAATAGGGTGACTGGCGACCTTAGAAATAGTAGTCGTGTAATCACGCCCAATGGCTGCAAGCCCCGTGGAGTCAGTGCCACGGAGATAGTCCAGAAGCAACAGCTTCCGCATGGTGGCTTCGTCGCGATACTTTAGATCGCCGGCCATTCCTACCAGTCCACACATTAAGCATTCCTTCCTTTGGCATTGATAGCGGGCAACTGTTCAGCCGCCAGCGGTACTTCGATGATAGATTGTGGGAGTTTCCGAAGAGCTCGGACCTCGGGCTTGACACGGAACATCTTGTCGATGATCGCGATGTCGGGGTTGCCGGTGATTACGTCCTCGATGGTGCCCATCGTCCACTTGGCGAACTCGTGATACCCGCGATACTCAGGATGGCCCTGAATGCCGAGGCAGCACGTGTCCCGGTAGAAGAACGCTTCGATGTCCGCTTGGGTTCCAACGATACGATCAATCGCATTCTTCCAGCGGTTCTTTGCCCTAGAGTTGGTGGCGATGATGCTCATCCCGCCCTTGGTGTTCTCGATGCACATCTGATGATGCACCGACGAAACGCGGTTGACGAGCAGCTTGAGACGAACGTCCCACATGCTGTGATCGCCGTTGTGTTCATCAACATCCTGATACAGCTTGCCGCCGTTCATGACGTGGAGGAACTGTGCGCCGCGACAGATGCCGAGCATCGGAATGCCCAGCTCCAGACACTTGGCGTAGACCATACAATCCTCGGTGTCGCGGTCGATGTTAATCTCGGTCGACGGGTGAGGATCTTCGCCATACAACGCCGGGTTGACGTCTTCACCGCCCGTGAAGATGACAAGGTCAGCCTCTTCGATGGTGTTGGCTTTGTAACAGTCCGCACGAACAAAGAGTTCGGCGAACAGTGCCTCTTCCCACGCCGGACCCTGCACATAGATCGCCATGTACAGCGACGGGAAATTCACGTACGCTTCCGGCATGAGCGTAACCCGATGCCGTTTGTCAGTATTGTTGGTTGTTTTCGCAGCCATGTTATTTGTCATCCTTGTCATTCGCCGCGATTGGCGGCGCCGAGCCTTGCTTCTCTTGCCCATTCGGGTCAACTCCGTTTTTACGTTCCCATAGACGAGCTAGAACGAGCAGCCGATTCCACGCTTGGTCGCGCTGATAGCAGTAGGCGTCCCATTCCGCATCGTCGAGGAGGATCTCTTCTTGTGACCTAGGGCCCACGCGATAGTAGTTCATGGCAGGACCGCTCCTTCCTTGTTACTCCCAAGGCGTTGCTACCTTGGCGACGGCGACCTCAGCCTTGCCCGTGGCCTGCTCCTCCGTCATGAGGATGGTCTTGCCCTCCAGCCACAGCTCGGTATGCGTCTTGGTCGGTTCTGGTAAGTCTTCCCAAAACTTCGGGGGCTTGAAGGGGTCATCGACGCGGGTAGTGCCGATGTTGCGGAACAGGCCGAACAGATGGACGGGATGGGCGCCCCCTTCCTCCTCGCCGTCATCGTCACCGACCCAGTTGCCGTTGGCATCCTCGTAGTGGCCGGGGCAGCAGGGACAGTCGGACTCGACGAACGTCCAGCCGGTCTTGTCCACTTCGGCAGGCTTGCCCCCATCGGTTACACCGCTGATATCGACACTGGTGCCGGTGTAGACCGAGTTGTCCACGCGACCGATGAAGATGAACCCCTGCTCCTTGAGGATCGCCAGCCACTTCTGGCCGTTGTTGGATGCCACTTGCTCGTCAGTCAGCGACGCAAGGAACATGCGATTGGGCATTTCCTGTGTATCGAAGGTGCCGATACGAAGGTATTGCAGGAAGATGTCCTTGTTCGTCGGCCCGAGCCAAATGGTCTTGGCGACGCCATCGACGTACTGGGTCAGAGGTGTGCCTTGATCACCGTGGAACAGCTGCACAGCACCCTTGGCGTCCGGGTCATTGATGAACCCTTGGAAGATATCAATGGCGCAGCAGCCGATACCCTCCCCACCCTTGCGACCTGCGAAGCGCAGGCATTCCATCTTACTAGCTGAATAGGCCATTAGTCGTAGTCCTCCTCGTAATAGGAATCGTCGTAGTCGTCTTCCTCGTCGTAGCTATCGCTACCAGACTCATTGCTGTTGCGGTGATACACGTAGCAAGTGTTCTCGCTATTGCTGTTGACGTTGGAGTTCACAAGTTTGAAGCCGTGCTTCAACAAGATCGGTTCCCATAGGGCCAACGCATCAACACCGTATTGTCCATTGGCTAGCACGACCTCGATGATACCGCGAGGGCGACGTTCATCGCAGTACGCGAGATACCGCTTGAAGCGTTGAAGCCACGTCTCCACCGGTGCCGAAAGGTGGTAGAAGCGATCACTAGACCGAACGGGATTGCCGTTTGCATCCTCGTTGGTCAGATTGATAGCCTCAAGCTCTTGGGCGTTCTGATCCGGGTGATACCAGAAACCCCAGATGGTTTTGATACCGCAGCATTGGCCGCCGTGATAAGATAGGTGCATGTTACGCGGCCTCCTTTCGTTCGAGCCAGTCGCCGCCCTTGATGAGCGCCTCAGGGTCTACGTCCGGCCTGAACGTGTAGACCCATACCAAACGTTGGTCAATGTCAACGACCTTGACGCGGTCGTACAGAGACGGATAGCCTTCGTAATCGTCGAGGCGTTCAGGCACATCTTCGCCAACGATTTCAAAGACTTCACCGTGCACAACGTTTTCCTCATCGAGGCCAAAGTCCATGGGGTTCTTGACGCCCGGATACCAGCCGCAATCGTAAAGGTCGCCGCAGATGGTGGACTCACCGACAAAGCGGGTAGCCGCACCTCCACGCCACGATGATAGATCGTTGACCTGCCCTTTGCGAAGGGTGCCGTATACGAAGATAAGATCACCGACCTTCATGTTATGCGAACCCCTGTGTTGAGCGATGGATATAATCCAGTCGCGATTTGAGGTGGACCTCAGCGTTGACCAAGCGTTTCACCTCTTTAATCGAACCTTCATCGCCTTCGACACAGAAACCACCCCAGCCGAAACCGGCAGGCATCCCCTTGTCAGGGAAACACTTGAGCGGCTTTGGCAACTCCGCCACCTTCTTCTCGACAAAGCCCTCCTCCGTCTTGCGGACGGCATCTCTGAACGCCTGCGAGGGGCGGGCAAGGGTGATAGCGCCGAAGCCACCCTCGCGCGGCTCCATTAGCTGGTCAGCCGTCGGCCAAGTGTCGTTGGTGAACGCGCCCGCCCACCCCACATAGGGCAGAGAAGTCTGTTCCTCAAGCCTACTAGAAAGGGCTTGAGCGTGTCTGCGTAGCGTGTATTCCGGGCTACCGCCGACAAGGCGAAGGATCAGCCCGAGCGTTACGAGTTCTTCCGACGACACGGTGACGGTGTGGACCGCCGCCGGTTCAGCTGGGGCAGGTTCGGTGGCGTTGCACTTGCATTCGTTACACATCAGATATTCCTTCCTCTTGGGCCTTTTTCAAGGAACCGCTCGTATTCTTTGACGGCGAGTCCCGCCAACCAACCGGCTTTTGAGGCGGGGTTGTTGGGGTTCCGTTCCATCTGCAATAAGAAGTTCTGCCGCCAGAACGTCATCACTTCACGACTGTTGGTGTAAGGACGGGGTTTCGGATCGGGGGGTGTTTTCATCTTCATTCTCCTTGATACGGTTCACAAGATACGACCGGCGTGACGTCCGGCGTAGGGTGGTTGTGGAAGGTGGTTCCGAGCGTGAACGCGGCCAACGCCAACGCAATGATGGGCAGAACCAATCGAATGGGTCTGGCGTCGTAGGCGGCGTCCCACTGGCGTAAGGAAGTCAACGTGCACCCCATTTCTTGAGACGTGCTTCGAGGTACATCGGAGCCTTCCACCAAGGGAAGTTGAGGCGGGCGCCCGTGTCCATGCGGCCATCGTCAGTCTCACGCAGAGACATCCAAGTCTTACGCCTGCCGCCGCCGGACTGCGAGCCCTTAGGCCGACGCTTGTCAGGGCGAAACGGATATGAGGATTTTGACTTGCTCATTTCAACAGTTCCTTCTCTTTCATCAGTTCGATAACCTCTTTATCGAATTCATCTTCCTCTTCGGGCGTCACCTTGACACAACGGAGATGCACGGCCCCCGTAGTCGAGCCGAACTCAAGGACGGTGCAGCCACAGGGTTCATCACCCTTTGCTCCAATCATCGAGGGGCCGACGTAAAGGACTTCGTGAATGGTGCCGGCGGGCGGACAAGCCTCTCCCGTATGCAGATGGGGCGTGGGCGCATCGAGCAGCTTTATCACACTGGTATTGACAACCAACGCAAGGTCGCCGACTTTCCAGTCCTCGGCCATGCTACTTCACCTTTATGATTTTAGGGGCGATTGCCCGCCGGAGCTGTGCTCGGAGCGATATGTTCCTGTTGGTAAGACTTACCAAAGGTGTGCCACGCTCGACGACCACAGGCTTCTGATACAGCGGGGTGCGGTCACACTTCTTCACGTCAATGACGACGACGGAGCCGTCATTATTGCGTATTGTCAATGACTTATCGTGCGGAAGATCTGCCTCCCCACGAACCCGTGTTTCGTATATCCGGCCTTCGGCCCGCTCCTTCTCCGTTATCCACGGATTGCCCATGTTGGCGAAGATCATCGCGTTGTTCTTCATGGTGTGGTTTCTTTCTCAGATGGGTCAAAGCAATAGCCACAGCCGGAAGCAATCCGACCATGGCCACCGCAGCACATGCATCACACATGGGCGTTAAAAGGTAATCTCGACGACGTCGCCCGCGTAGACGGCCTTGCGCCCCAATTCAAGCGCGGCTTGCGTGAGATTGAGGATACCGCCGGCAGCGGGGCGAGTGCCGCTCTTGTCGGTGAACATCACACCACCACCTTGTGCCTCCGTGAATATTCCCACACCACAAGATGCGATGACGGCGATGGGATCACGCTCATTGGGGCCGGAAACGATACGAACCTTTTTCAACTTACTTCTCCTTTTAAAAGGTAATCTCGACGACATCGCCCTCGTAGATGGGCCTATGGCCGCCGGACGAGGCGAGGAACGACTTGAGATTTGAGGGTGACGTCAGCAGAGTGTAGATGCTGTTCTTGCTGATCTGGACGAGGGCCCCGTTAGGTTTGGCGACGACGATGCCCGACCCATCACAGTAGAGGACACCCACCAGCTTGCGCTCAGGCACCTGCTCCTTGACTGAAAACTTATTCACGACTGCTTCTCCCTTTAAAACGTCAACGTTACGACATCACCCGGATAAATCGCGGGCTGGCTGTCGATGCCGTTCGCCACGGTTAGCGAAGCTTTTCCTTCGGAGTCGATAAACACGAAGTACTTCCCGTCCACGGGTTTATTGAGCCGGAAATACATGCCGCACACAGAGCCTTTGTAGGCAATGGGCGCGGGCTTGTTTTCAACGGCTTTGTTGAGTTCGACTTTCACGACTGCTTCCCCTTCTGTTGTGCGGCGAACAACGCGGGCCGCGTGATGAAGTTCTTGAGCGACTCGCGATCCTTGGCCGCCTCAATGGTGCGGTCGCGACGATCCGGGAGGATTGCGGTGCGGCGAGCGTTTCCGCTGCCAACTACTACGGTCATCATTTCATTCTTCTCCTTCTTTGGTAAGACTTACCAAGCTTCAATGTTATCGCAACGCGGGAAATGGTCCTCCTCATTGGCGAACAGAGGCCCTTTCGAGCCTTTGCATCCGTAGCCTACAAGGCGCGGAACCCTGTCAATCGCTACATAGCGATCATCAATATCGTGCTCATAGCCGTCAAGGGCTACACTTGGGTAAGCCGCAAGGCCAGCCGATGCAATGATCAGCGCGGACGACGCGAAGGCTACAGCAAGACGTTTCACGGGCTACACTCCGATTTGAGGGAACAAGTGGCAACACATACTAAGGATGGGGGGAAACCTAGTATGTGTTGCCGCTGGTGCTCTCAATTTTTGGTAAGACTTACCAATTTCGACGCCATTTAATTTCCGTCCATGTACTGCAGTCCCGTCCGACGCGGGCCGGGAGCAACACGTAAGGCGATATTGCCAGCGGGACCAATCGCAAGAGGCGATAGGCGAGCGAGTCGCGGTGAATAAGCATCTTGTTAAATCCCTTTTCAATATGGCGCATAGTGGCCGGTTTGCATCGCGTAGTGGACCCGCCAAGTGTTAGCGGACAAAAGCTTTTGTATGCGGTGGCTAGGGTGCGATACCATGCCAAGCGCGCTAGCGGCTTCCGTTTCAATCCGCTTGCGTTCCGCCATTAGGGCGCGAAGCGGACCAAAAGCCGATGCAATTTCGTTAGTTCCCATATCAACCTTTCCTTTCGACAACATCAGGACTGAACCGAGTCAGTCGCCATGTTGGCGCACCGTTCTAAACCCCCATTAGGAAAGCTTGGGGGGAAAGCTTGGTAAGACTTACCAAACCTTCCCCTTAGGCCTTATTCCGTCGTTTCAGCCACCTTAAAGGCGGCATCGGTGACGTTGCGCAACATGGTATATGCGGCAATCAATGCCTCACTATTGCGTAGCACATCAGCCATGCCGGGTTGGCTCAACACGTCCGCCAATCCCGCGATATGCTTAGGGTCAATTGCCTTTTCGACCGTCACGCGTTCCACCTTGCGGATTTCCGCGATATTGTCGAAGGCGGTATGAACGCTGATTTCGCCAGCGTCCACCGACGCGACGACAACAGCAATCTGTTCCATCTGGTCAGCGTCAAGCTGTTGGAAAGCCCGCCCGACGTTGGTTCCGTCCACCGCTTCGCGTGCCGCCGTAAGGAAGCGGACATACTTACGGATTGTTTCACCGGCACCGTTAGGCGTTGCGGACGGCGTGCCGTCTTTTTTCGCCTTATCCCCGAAAATATCGCCGAGTACCGCCGACAGTTCAGCGTCCGGCAATATGTCGTCGCGCCGCGCCTGATAGAGCTGCGTTGCAACATCTGCCACGATTGACTTTGCCGCCGCTGCCTTTTCGTTGGCGTCGCGGAAAGTGTCATCGGCTTCAGCCAAACGCTGTTTCGCCACCTGAATGATCGTTAGCTTGGCCTGAAGCTTGCCAGCGATAACCTCGCCATATTCGTCACGCAAGTCGCGGACGATAAGGGAGGCGCCACCTTTCGTGGAATGTTCCGGCATTGCGACCTTGTTAGGGGTCGGTGCAGCCGCAAGAGCCGCGTTCGTCGTTTTGTTCTTCTGCGTAGTCATATCAATTTCCTTTCGCACCGTCGCTCCGTGGAGTCGCTCGCGACCTTGGGAAGTCTTACCAAGCCGGATTGGCTGGCAGGGGCGACGCTAGGCCACATCCCGACGCATGAGGAGCGCGGGTGCTTTCTTGGGGGTTCAACGATGTGAAAGAGCAGGGGACGCTTCACAGCGGGCCGGGTGCGGAACGCCCGCACATGAGGAGCATTGCAATGGGCGTGCCAATTAGGGGAAAGCCCCTATTATCAGTCACTTAGCAGGATGGGAAAGGTGAATAGGGGTTCAAGTGTGTAAGATATTCCGACACATTCGTTGTTATTATGTTGCGTATATGGCCATTGTCCCCTGTTTTCAGTAGCTTAGTAGTGTAAAGCACACCGACACCAGATGGGTATCATAGTACCGTTTCCCCCATATATCAGGGCAAGGCCTTGTAAAATATCCCGACGGGGGGAGGGTAGATCGCGCGGGCGATGGTGCGTAGTTCAGGGCGGCTCTTGGATTTTATAAAAAAATAGAACTTTTCCCGTTTTAGCCACGGAAATGCGTAATAGCCTCTAGAACGGGTTTTAAGGCCCCGTACAGCGCAGAGAGCCCTTGAGAGCTACGTGGGTAGCACCCCTCCCCCCTGTCTCTTCTGTAGACCCCCTTTCCGGGCGATCCTGACGGCATCGAAAGCTGTAGCTCACCCATCTGCCCCGTTCCAGCTGAAGGTCCCTTATCATTATATTTATCTACTATCTATTATTCTACAGTTATCTTCTAACTAACATTCTATATAAACCTTCTATATAATATACTAACTAATATACTATTATATATTATAGCAGATAAACTGCTAACTGTCAATCCCTCTTTTGTCGTCCCATTCATTTTTCTTTGTCGGAACATCCTTGGTTTGTCGCCTCGAAGGTGAGCCCCCGGCTCGCCTACGGCTCGCCACCCCGCCAACGCAAAACTGCCAAAAATGAAGAAAGTTTCCACTCGATTGCAGTTTCTTCTTGACTTCCGACCCAAAAACTGTTATAATATTAGTAGAGGGTTTAGAAACACACGCATTAAAGGGATAGCTGTCTGTGCCGAAAAAGAAAACAACGCTCCCGAACACAGCGGGCAGAAAAGCTGCTCAAGCGAAATACAACGCTAAGCCCGAACAGAAGAAACGACGTGCTGAACGCAACGCCTCCCGCCGGGAAGCCATCAAGGCTGGCAAGGTGAGGAAGGGCGACGGGAAGGACATCGACCACAAGAACGGGAACACCGCAGACCGCAGCAAGGGTAACATCCGGGTTCGGTCGGCCTCAGCCAACAGGAGCGACAACAGACGATGAGCACTGGTAAAGCAAAACATCCTCACGATGCTAAGCGACCGGAAAGCTCCGCTGTGGTTGAAGCGTTGGAGGCCAACGACATCGAAGCCCTCGAACGGGCTCTGTCGCCTCGCCAGCTAGCCTTTGCTCGCGAGTACATCGTAGATTACAACGGGGCAGCAGCAGCCATTCGGGCCGGTTACTCCGTCAACTCCGCTGACAAGCAAGCCTACATTCTCAATCGTCACCTCGGGGTGAAGCGGTACATCGAGTACCTCCAAACCTCCAAGGAAGCCGCGATTATCTCTGTCACCCCCGACTACATCCTGCAACAGATCACCTCGATCATTCACAAGCCGGGTGTCAAGGAAGGGGACGTTTTGCGAGCACTCGACATGCTGGCCCGTCACAAGGGCATGTATGTGGACCGCACGGAGATTACCGGCAAGGACGGCGAAGCTATTCGCATCGAGAAGGAAAAGACGGATCGCGAGTCCCGAGAATTCCTCGCTCAGCTCCAGCTGCTGGCTAAGAAGAACCAACCGAAAGAGGACGTCGTACTAGATGAGTGACCAACTTTCTCTCGCCCAAGTGTTTGCTCAACTGAGCGAAAAGGACCGAGAGGAAGCTCTATCTAAAATGACTCCCGAGGTTCTCGCTAACCTCCGGTACGATTGGAAGTTCTGGGCTCGCCCCAACCAGATGGCCCCCGAGGGGCTGTGGACCACGTGGCTCGTCCTTGCTGGACGCGGCTTCGGCAAGACCCGAATGGGCGCTGAGTGGGTCCGTGACCTAGCGGAGAAGCACCCCGGGTGCCGTATCGCTCTGGTCGCTGAGACTGCTGCTGACGCCCGTGACGTTATGATCAAGGGGGACTCCGGTCTCCTCGCAACTGACCCAAATCTGACGGAGGATAGCTGGTCCCCGACGAACCGCTGCCTGACTTGGCCGAACGGTTCCAAAGCTTGGTGCTATAACGCTACCGAGCCTGACCAGCTTCGAGGCCCTCAGCATCACTTTGGTTGGGTGGATGAGTTGGCGAAGTTTCGCTATGCTCAGGAAATCTGGGACCAGCTGATGTTCGGCCTCCGTCTGGGGGAACACCCTCAGGTGTTGGTCACGACGACCCCCCGCCCTCTTGAGATAATCAAGAAGCTCATGGCGGACCCCAGTACGTACACTACGCGTGGCTCGACCTTGGACAACAAGGACAACCTCGCTGCCAGTACCGTTGCGTACCTCTATGATCGTTACAAGAACACCCGACTGGGTCGGCAGGAGCTGGAAGGCGAAGTGCTCGGGGATATCCCGGGCGCCCTCTGGAACCGCGAAGACATTGACAACGCAAGGCGCACCAAGCAGGAAATCCCTGACATGGAGCGCATCTACGTAGCGGTTGACCCTGCTGCTAGCTCGAACGAAGGCTCCGATGAACACGGCATCATTGTCGTGGGCATGGCCCGGGACGAGGACGGATACGCCCGAGGGTACATCCTAGAGGATGGATCAATGAAGGGCACTCCCGAGCAATGGGGGGCCAAGGTGATCAAGCTTTACCGAAAGTGGGAAGCTGACAAGATCATCGCTGAAAAGAACAACGGCGGCGAAATGGTGTCTCACGTCATCAAGTCCGTCGACCGGTCGGCTCCCGTTAAGCTGGTCCACGCCTCGAAGGGCAAGTTCGTTCGAGCAGAGCCTATCTCGTCGCTATACGAGCAGGGCCGTGTGCACCACGTGGGGGACAGCTTCGATAAGCTGGAAGACCAGATGTGCGAGTTCTCCGTGGACAACCTCCGTGGTGGCTCAAACGGCTCTCCTGACCGCGTTGACGCCCTCGTGTGGGGGCTCACCGAAATCTTCGATAAGATCACCAGTCGTCGTCGTAAAGACCCGAACGGACCAACAGTAATCGACAACACGAAGAAAGTTACCTTTGTGCCCGGCGGTTACACGAACTCCCCTAACGGGTGGATGGCAGGATAACAATGGCAACTAAGCCTAAGGCAATGGATAAGGGCCACAAGGAAGGCGCAACGGTTGACGTCCAAGACAGCTATGTCGCGGGCAAGGTCAGCAAGAGCTACATCCCTGAGGGCTTCAAAAGCCGCGAAGAGTTTCTCGCGGACATGCGCCACGAGCATAAGGCTGACCTCGACTACGCCCGCATCGAGCGGGAGCAGGCGCTGGACGATAAGAAGTTCTCTGCCGGCGAACAGTGGGACCCGATTGTCCTTCAACAGCGCGAAGGCCTTCCGTGCCTCGTGATCAACAGCATCCCTCAGTTCACGGCCCAGCTGGTCGGTGACTGGCGGGAAAGCCGTCGGGCCATCAAGGTGGTTCCGTCGAACGATGAAGACACCGATGCAGCCTCCGTTCGGGGGGACCTGATCCGGGCAATTGAAATGCAGTCTAGGGCATCCCGTGTCTATGACTCCGCCTTCGAGAGCCTTGTCCAGTGCGGCGATGGTGCCTTCCGTGTCGCTGTTGAATACTCCCGCGAGGACGTGTTTGACCAAGACATCCGCATTCGCCCCATCGAGGACGCTCTGGCTGTTGTCTGGGACCGCTTCTCGGTGGACCCCACCGGTCGTGACGCTCGCCACGTGTTCGTGGATGACCGCATCCCGAAGAAGGAATTCACCCGCAAGTACCCGGACTGCAACCCGGATGAACTCATGGCCGAAAGCGGCTTCGAGGACATGCAGGTAGAAGGCTGGTCCGATCAGGACTCGTATCGAGTGACTGAGTACTGGCGCCTCATTGAGCGGCAGCGTGTGCTGGCGGCCTTTGAGAACGGCAAGATGTTCATCGTCGAAGACGACAACATGGAGCAGATCATTCAGCAGAATGGCCCGCCTGTGAAGTCTCGTTTGACATGGGTCACTTACGCCCAGATGCACCTTGTCACTGGTTTCGAGATACTCTCGGGCCCGTACGAGTACAAGCTCAACCGCATCCCCGTGGTCCGCATGTCGGGTCGCATCATCAATATCGGCGGTCGCCGTGTTCGTCACGGCCTAGTCCGGTTCATGAAGGATGCGGCTCGTCTCCGTAACTTCAACCGTTCGGTTGCTGCTGAGCAGCTCGGGTACGCCCCGAAGGCACAGTGGATTGCAACTGAGAGCGCTGTAGAGGGCCACGCAGAGGACCTCCGCAAGGCTCACCTTTCTCGCGATCCCTTGATTGTCGTCTCGGATGATGCCGTCATCGGCCAGAACATCCAGCGGCTTGAACCGCCTACGCCTCAGATGGCCTTGCTCCAAGAAGCACAGGTCAATACGCAGGATATGAAGGACGTCACGGGCATCCACGATGCTTCGCTGGGCGTTCGCTCTAACGAAACCTCAGGCCGAGCCATCCAAGCGCGTCAGCGCGAGGGTGACATCGCTGCCCTGACCTACTACGACAATGGTAACGAGGCGATCCTCGAAGCTGGGGACGTTATTAACCAGCTGCTCCCGCAGATTTATGACGGCACCCGTGTGGTCCGCATCATCGGGGAAGACGAGACGCTCAAGTTCCAGAAGCTCAACGACCCCATGAACCCGGACGCGGTGGACCTCTCCATCGGCCAGTATGATGTGGCTCTCTCGACCGGCACGTCTTACACGACCCGCCGCGTTGAGGCCGCTCAGGCCATGATGGACGCTATCCAAGTCTGGCCGAACCTCATGTCGGTTGCTGGCGATCTTGTCGCTAAGGCACAGGACTGGCCGGGTGCTGAAAAGCTCGCGGAACGTCTCAAGAAAACCATTCCCCCGCAATTCCTCGAAGAGGATGAAGGCGGCGGCCCCGGTATCGGGCCCGAGGAAATCCAGCAGCTCCAGATGGAAATGCAGGCCCTTGCTCAGGAGAATGAGAAGCTCAAGTCGGATAAGTCTATCGACCTTGAGAAGCTCAAGATTGACGCCTACAATGCCCAGACTCTACGTATCCGCGCGATGAGCGATCACGAAGTGGATGCCCAGAAGTTGCAGATGGAGGGGATCGAAATGATCCTTGAGAACTCTGTCAAGCTGGACGAGATGGACATCAAGCGTGAAGACTTGGCTGAAAAGTATACCCTATCTGATAAGCAGTTAGATCAAGCGCGTGTAGCTAGCGAGCGTGATGCTGCCATCAAAAAGGCCGTGAAAACGGCATCCTCGACCTCCGGCGGGACCAAAGCTCCCTCCCCCTCGGAATAAGTCGCCCCTAAAGAGTGAGCGTTCGGTAAAGGACCGTTAAATCCTAATGAGTGATGAAAATATCGTCAATAGCGACGACACACCGATCAACGAAAACCACGACGATCTTGCTGCCTTTGAGGCGGAGTTCTTTGGAGCTCCGAACTACGATAAGGACAAGGACGTGGCCAAAGAAGAAGAGGTGGTTGTCAATGACGACGACACTCTTGAAGAAGAAGTAACCTCCGAGGAAGACGATACCCTCGCCCCCGAAGACGAAGAAGAAGCTGAGGAGGAGCCGAAACCGGAACCTCCGAAGAAGAAAGATCGTTTTCAGGAACGTATCGACCAAATGAGCGAGAAGGTCCGGCTGGAGCGCGAACGCGCCGACGCCCTTGAAGCCCGACTCGCGAAGCTAGAACAAGGCAAAGAGCCGGAGGCCCCCAAGCCCGAGGAAAAAGCCGCTGATACGGCGAATGACGGACCGCAGCCGGATAATTATCCGCTCGGCGAGTTTGACCCGGACTACGTCCGCGATTTGATCCGCTTTACCCATAAGCAGGAGCGTGAAGCCGAGAAGGCAGAGCGAGCCAAGGAACAGGCGCAGGAAGCTGCCAACAAGGCCCGAGAAGAACTCGACGGTCAGTGGCAGGCCAAGCTGGAACCCGCACAGGAGCGATACCCTGATTTTCACGAACGTGGCGAGGAACTCCTCGAAACATTCGCTGATCTTGAACCAGCATACGGCGAGTTTCTCTCAGCAGCGATCATGGGCATGGAACATGGTCCGGACGTCTTGTATCATCTAGCTTCAAACATCGACGAAGCCAAGCGAATTGCAGGTTTGGGTCCAGTAGGTGCGACTATCGCGCTGGGCCGTTTGGAAAGCAAATTCGACAAGGCAGAACAAGAAGAACCCAAGCGTCCGAAGACGTCAAGCGCCCCGCCCCCGCCGCCCCGTAACAAGGGATCAGCAGCGAGTGCACCAGAGGTAGCTGACGATACTGACGACCTTGCCGCTTTCGAGGCTAAATTCTTCAAGGGCTATCGAAAGTAATACTCAAGGATGAGACAAGAAAATGGCTGTAACTGTTGACCAACAGCGCCTCGTACTGAACGCCTTCGCGGCGATTATGCAGAATAACCTCGTGTCGGCTGACCTCGTCACGTGGCGCAAACATGACGCTGAAATGAATGACCGCAATGGTCTGACGGTCGTTGAGCAGGTCACTCCTGACTACGCGACCAGCTTCACGCAGGACGGCGTTGCCGATCTGAGTGGCGGCGTCCAAGACACCATCTTTGGTTCGGAGCAGTATCGTCTGCGTCAGACCATTAACAGCTCGATGGGCTGGGGTGACTTCGTTAAAATCCGTGACATCGGTGAGGCGCGCGAAAGCCAAGCTCTCCGTAAGTCGGCCCTCCGCATGGCCACTGACATCGACGCCTATATTCTCGCCTTTGCCGCGAAGGCCTCGAATAACTGGCTGGGCGATGGCGTCTCGGCTGTCGGCGATTGGGATGACGTTGCTTCGGGTTATACCCGCCTCAAGGAAACCGGCGTCGATGACGACGGCAACCTCCGTGCGGTCCTTAGCTACGGCGACAAGCAGGCTCTCGGTGCTGACGTCCTCTCGGACAACGCATCGCTGACCGATGTCGGTGAAGGCGTCTACCGCAACGGCTGGGACGGCAAGGTTGCAGGTATTAAAACCCTGTTCACCCAGCAGCTCCCAAGCTTCACGGTGGGTACTCGCAACCAGACGGCTGCACTGACCGCAGGTACGGCGGACTCGGCCACGACCTACGCTTCGGTTGCAATCTCGCCGGGTGTCGGCCAGTACAAGACCCAGCTTCTGAACCTCGGTGGCTTGGGGAATACCCTGACCGTTCTGGATGGTGAAGTCTTTACCATTGCCGGCGTTTACCAGTGGGATCGCTACGCCAAAAAGGCGCTCAACAACCTGCAGGAGTTCCGAGTAATCGGCAACTTCACGTCCTCGGCGGGCGGTGCTGCAGCGGTTCGAGTGTTCCCGGCGATCATCACCTCGGGCCCCCACCGTACCGTTGCTCAGGCAGCGGGCAACACGGCTGTGGTCACGTTCAAGGGCGCAGCGGGCGCGGTACTCCAGCCTCGCTTCCTCGCCAACAAGGACGCGATCATTGTTCACACGGCAGACCTCATCACCCCGGCCACCGGTAAGTCGATGCGTAAGTCGCTGAACAAGCTGCCGCTGTCGGTCCGTATGTGGATGGACTCGGTCTTTGCCACCGGCGAACACCGTATCCGCTTTGACGTGGCCATTGAGGCCAACATCGCTGCGGACGCGCGGGAACGCCTTGTCCGTATCAACGGCAACTAATAGAGAGGGCCGGGGAGGCAGTAAATCGCTTCCTCGGCCACTCTTGTTTCTAGAAAGGACATCTAAATGGCAATAATCACTAACAAGTTTTACAAGGCCCGCCAAGCGAAGGCCATGCTTGACAAGGCTCCGACCACGGTCGCTAACCCCACGGGTACGGCCACTCGCACGACTTTCGCCACGGGCTCTGTAACTCTTCCGCAGTTGGCAGAAGCTGTCAATGCACTGATCCTCGATCTAAAGACTTCGGGTATCGTAAAGTAATAGGAGGGCCGAATGGCGACCGCTAATTTCAGTATTCAACCCGAGGACGGTTGGGTCCCTGTGACGGCAGCTGACGTTAAACTAATTAAAATTCGTCAGTATCCACGCACACAACCGTTCTATGTAACTTTGGAGGCGGCGCCCCCGGCGAACACGGTTCGGGGATATCTTGTGGATAAGTGCGAAGAGTTTTTCATTAATGTCCCATCGGGCGCAGAACGTTACTACGTTCGCACGATCAACTCCAAGCCCGACATTGATCTTCGCATTGACGTTTTGACCATCGCCGTATAAAGGACCCCTCGATTGTGACGACAGTTACTGAAATCATCACTGACGCCCACCGGATCAGCAACCTGTTGGCAATCGGAGCGGAACTAACAACTGACCAACTGGCGGAAGGCTTGAAGTATCTGCAGCGGATTGTGAAGTCCGTATTCGGCAATGAAGCCGGAGAGCAGCTGCAAGCCTTCCCCGTGGGTCGTAAAGATATCTCGCGCCCAGCTGGATACCCTTGGTGGAACCCCGTTCCAGATAACGAGTGGTTCGTTCCCAAGAACACCCGGCTGATGTGCAACCTAGAGGACGATCTGACGATTGCCCTCCACCCTGCGCCGGATGACGGCTCCCGCTTTGCGGTGATTGACGTCCAAGGCAACTTCGCCACTTACCCGCTGACTGTGCTCGGGAATGGCCGCCTCATCGAGAACGGCTTCTCTCTCGTTCTTAACACGAACGACACGAACAGCGAGTGGTTCTATCGTGCCGATCTGGCTAACTGGATCAAGTACGCTCCGCTGGCATTGGACACCGAGTTCCCCTTCGGGATCGAGTTCGACGTGTTCTTCATCGTGCTGCTGGCCATTCACCTCAACCCGGCATACGGGGCGACGATTGACGGCCAGACGGACATGGCGTTCAAACGCGCCTCCAAGCAGTTCCGGGCGCGGTACAAGCAGAAAATCCAGATGCCCTCGGAGCTCGGTCTTCGCCGGATGTCTCGGATGGCTTACGACCGCGATATGTGGCGTGACGATTACTCGTACTACGACCCCAACGCAGTTTGGACGATAGGCAGGCCTTATTAACATGAAGAAGATTAACTTCCTTCCCCGGGACTTCAAGAGGGGAGTCGCCAACGACGAACTCTACCTCCGCAACCGTTACTTCGAGACGAACCCTACGCTCTCGGAAGATGGTGCGAGCTTGCTATCCCGCCCGGGAGTTACCTTCCTAAAGGACCTCGGGCAGGGCCCGGTTCGCGGCATGTACACGGAGGAGGGGTCGTTTAATGGCGACCTCTTCGTCGCTTCTTACGAGACGCTTTACCGTGTGGATGCTCTGCTGGCTTCGACCGCTCTCTACACGGGGCTCTTTGATGGGGACCTCGGTGTCGTCAACATGACGTCAACCGCCCCCATCGGCACCACTCCGGAATACCTGTTCTTCGCCGATGGCCGCAACCTGTACGTGTACATGGAAGACGGCTACGCGCGAGGCACTCTAACAGGGACCCCCGCCAACACGGACGTTGTCCGCATCGGGGATATGTACTACCAGTTCACGTCGGGGGCCGTTGATACGGGCACTCCTGCCGGTACGGTGGGCAGCCCTTGGTTGGTCAAGGTCGGCTCCAGCTCGGCAGCCTCCTTCGAGAACCTGCTGAACGCCATGAATGTGACGGGCACCGCCGGGGTTGACTATTCGACGCTGACGGAGATTAACACGCAGGCTCGCGGGACCAACGCAGCTACCGGGACCTTTGTGGCGCGAGCCACGGCAGTTGGCATTCTCGGC